TCCAATACTTACTTGACCACGACCTTCTTCCGAATTGAAGTTTACTTCATGATCTACTAATTTTGTATTTACTTCTGCTTTTGCATTAATACCATTTCCACCAGTAATTTTAACTGTAGGTTTTTCACTATAATCAAATCCACCATCAATAACTCTAATTTCTTTAAGTACTCCTCTTACTGCAATATTTCCTGTTGCACCAATACCAGCAGCATCAGAAATACTTAAATTTGGTGGATCTATAACATCATAATCACTTCCACCAGCATCAACTTCAATAGTTTCAATATTTCCATAAGAAATATTATCTGTTGATTTGTAATTTAGAATCTCAACACCATTTACCAAAAGACCTGATGCTAATCCAGGTGTAGTTTCAACCAATTCACCTTCATCACTATCTGCAGTACTGAATTTTCTAAGTAATTTGTGATTTTCTAATTCTTGACCTTTAAATTTATAAAATTCAATCTTGTTATCTACTACAGTAATGGCTTCAGTAGATACATAATCCTCAATATAAAGTTCTGATAAACTTCTAGCTAATTTCAATGAAGTTGTATCAGCAAGTCTTTTTACAAAATAAATTCCTTCATCTGCAATACCAGTTAAAGTTGTTGTCTCTATGGATTCATTGCCGTCAGCATCCTCTACGGTGCTTGTAGTCTTCTGTGGGGTATAGTAAACGATATCTCCCGTATAGAATCCATGATCACCTGATATAAGGACTTTAAAGGTATCTCCACTAAAAGTTCCTTCAAAAGTAATTAAGTTCTTTTTAACATTTAATTTTTGATCTTTATAGAAAGGAATAGATGGTGCTGCTACTAAAGTATTACCATTATCTTTATAAACAAACTGTACATTTGCTGATATCTCATTAGCAGAAGGAAAATTATTTGTATCTGCTTTTAAAATGGTTTTTGTTATAGTTAAAGTATTATTACCTTCAATATAAGTATCAAGAGATCCTTGATCACCTATTGTAATACCTTTTACGGTATTAATACCATAAACTTTTGCATTTGCACTATATCCACCAGTTGTAATAGTAAGAGTATCGCCAACATTGAATATATGATCATTTTCAAAAGTAACTCTATATCTAAAGGCATAATTATTAATTTTAGTTATTGTCTTTACTTCATATGAAGTTGCATTATTAAAAATTAAAGAATTGGATACAACATCAGCAGTACCGATACCTAAAGTTTTTATTTCAATACTATCATCTTTTTCATAATAATAATTTTCTTGTTCATATTCAATATCACTTAAAACTGTTGAAATTCTTACTTTTACTTCTGTAAATTCATCAGTATCAACTGTAGCGAATGTATTAATACCGACAGTAGTATTATCTAAGATATTTTGTTCAATTCCACTACATCCATAGAATTGAGTATATGATTTTGAAGTATATGAAACAATTCCTGCTGTTCTATCAGAATAGAGTACATATAATTCGCCAGAAGTTGGAAATCCTACGGTTGAATCAACATTAACTGTTAATGCTCCAGAAGAATAATCTCCTATACATTTTGTTTTGGGATGAGGAGTAAATGTTCCATATTCTGCCCCACCAAAAGTACTATCACTAACAAAAGTTGAATCAATACTTAATCTATAATAATCTGTTGATGCACCACTAACAAATACTTTTTCAACGTTAGTAATAGGAGAATAAGCCTTTTCAATTAAATTATCAAAAGAATGTTCAAATAGTGTATAACCTTCAACTGATTGAACATCTCCTGATATTGGTTCAACAATTAAATCATTAGTAACTTTATAAAGAGGTGCTGAAGGAGCAATAAGACTATCGCTTGGTTTAATTACTTCTACATCTACACCATATAAAGATTTAAAGAGAATTTTAAAGGACTCACTTGTTCCCTTTGAACTATAAAAATCTTTAGATTGTTTAATAAAAAGGTTTTTATTTAAATCAGTATAAAGAGTTCTATCCTCAAGACCTGGAAGAAGTTGATATTTTGTTTTCTTTAGAAATTCTTTTAAGAAGAGTATACTTAAATTTTCTACAGTAGCATCAGATTTATGATATGCTGATTCTGTTTCAGTAAAAATTAAATCGCCATTAATATCATCTGCAATTCCAGCAAATCCACGAGTACATCCTGTGAAACTAACATCAGTTTTTGATTTATATGTTATAATCTCATTATTAATCCGAATAAGACCATATTCTTTTGGAAATCCCTCTGTATTAAAAACTCCAATAGTTCTTTCATAATCGTTTATATCAGATAATAATATAGTAGATTCTATATTATTAGCATTATTATCTAATTTAACATACTGATCAATATTTTGAATTAAATCAAGAGGAGCACCTTGAAATTCTTGAGAAAGATAGTATTGAGATAAAAAATCACTAATGAGAGGAAACTCATCTTTAACATAAAGTGGCAGTTGATTTTTAACAACTGTTCTTAATGGGACTCTGCTTTGTGTCATTTTATGATCGTACTAAATATCCGTTACTGTAACTAGAGGAGACAATATAATTTGATGCTGAAGGATCTAAACCGGATGATATTTGGTCAATTACCATATCAAATACACTGTTACTAATATCTAGTTGTAAATACAAATCCTGTAATCCAACTACATCATTTGAATAAGGACATGCACTAATTTCAATAATTGCTTGTCCATCTTTTGTTTTTGATGATGATTGGATGTTAATAGGATTAAGTGTTATAATTCCATCAATATAATCAATTGTACCAACATTCCTTCTTATAATAGTTGCATCGGTTGATAATGCATTTGAAACTGTAAATAAGAATAATGATCCGGTTTCTCTATTAGTATTAGGAATATCTGATAGATAAACGTCAGATGGAACTCCAATAACTTTAAATGCTGAAGATTTAATATTATAACCATTTAGGTTATTAATATGGAATCGATTTCCAAATCCAACTTGGTATTCAGCGATAGCATTCAAAGCAGGTCTAATATCTCTTCTCATTTTTAATGTTGTAATATTAGACATTACAGAAGCATGACTATCATCAACAATTTTTAAGAATTTACTATACTTAAATCTTGCACCATACTTATTTAACTCACTAGAATCAGCGTAAGTTTCAGCATTATTTTGAATAATTGTACCTACAGCAGACGATGAAGGTGCTAAATTCGTATTATAATAGATTTTTGAGTCTACTTCAAGGTAAAGATACTTAAGATCAAGTATTTCTGGAACAATTCCAGCAACTGCATACTTTTTAAGGTCTCTTTTGATGTTTTCTTTGATCAAATTAGGTAAAAATTCACCAATTCTTGGTTTAATACTGATAAAAACCTTCCCATATTGCGGTGGAATCAATTCTTCGCCACCAAATACAGAAATTGACTCAGTATCAGGATAAATTCTTGATGGAATTAGTGTTTCATAATCATTTGCTGTTAATGCTCTATTCTGAGAGGCATAAATCCTTGGTGCATACTTCTTAATGGAATCAACACTCTCAATAACATCTCCACCAGTTGCTGGAATATCAGTGGAAACCATTGAAATTCCTGATTGGACAATATATTCAACACTATTCCTGGTATAAACCATCCTTCCATTAAAAGCAAAGTTGGATAAACCATTTGAACCACCAGTTGTTCTAATATAATCAATAATAATTACATTTCCTTCTGATAATTTCTTACCAAAGATTCCATCACCAAAAATAACTTCATATCTTTCATCTTCAATCTCTTGTAAGAAGAAAACTCTTGAATCTCCATCAATATCAAACAAACTATTCTGGAAAGCATACTTTTCTTTCGCAGTACTATCATTTGTACCAACAGTTACATTAATTAATCCATCATCACAACCAATATTATTAATTAAAAACCTTTGATTAGGATTTCTTGAATTATAAACATATCCTTCTCGAATAAGACTTCCTTCATATATGGTAATTAAATCAAATTCAGCAATATTATCAACAACTGGTACTGTAATATCATCTTTTATAGAAAATATAAAAGAATTATTACCAAAAGTACCATCAGATGCTGCAACTGGTCCTGCTTTAAGTGTAATAACTGATGGTTTTGGTGTAATCTGTGTTGTATCAACGTAAAAACTAATAACTGCTTGTGATGCTGTCTTCGATCTTGGCATATAACCAATATTTCGCGCCAATGATACTACATTCTCTCTTAATGTAGCACTATCAATGAATACTTCATTCGCAACCATATTGGCATTGTATGAAGAAATATACGTATTATATGCTAAAACATCTAAAATGCTTGATAGATTAGACCCTTCAAAGTCATAATCTGTAAATTTAGAATTATCTTTTAAATAATTCTTAAGTGTAGTTTTTATCTGGAGAAAGTCCAGATTTGCGAAATTTATTAGTGCCATTTACTGAGAAGTTGATTGCAATACAAAAGATAAATCTTGGCGAGATGCTGGAATACCAATTATTTCGTATATGATAACTACATCAAACGAACCTTGTTCATAATCAGGATTAACATTTACCGCAATCAACCTAACTCTTGGTTCATATCTGGTAATGGAATACTTTAATTCAGCTTTAATTCTAATAGCATTAATTGGATCAATGTTATCAAATAGTACTCTGGATATCTTAGAACCAAATTCTGGATCAAAGAATTTTTCTCCGGGATAAGTAAAGACAATATTCTTTAAAGATCTATTAATTGCAGAAACATTTGTTAATGCAATAAGATCTTTCGTCAGAGGATTAGTCTGAAACGTCATACTAATATCTTTAAAACCTTGACTTACCCTTTGTAGAGGCATATTTACCTATAATTGTAAATAATATATATCCTGGTTTATTTATAGTTAAAATTCAGCTAAAGGTATAGGACCATCAGTATCCCAATCAGTTTCTACTCCATCTTCAATTTTTTCATATAATTCACCTTCTAACTTATAATCTCTTTTCTTTGGTGTTTGATTGTCATTAGCAATTTCTCTAAGCATTTTCTTTTCCATGTTCTTTATAATTCAATGACTTCACTATTAATTATAAAGCCAAAAAAAAGGACCTCCCGTAAGAAGTCCTTTAATCTTATCTACCTTGTCCTCTATATGCTTTCTTTTTATGATTACGAGAGGTCGGTGCATACTTAGTATGTTTACCAGCACCTTGTTTTGTTTTCTTTGGTTGTGGATTTAATAACTCATGTGTACTACTATAAAGTGCCATTAATACTTAATCTCCTTTAGAATGTTCGTTAACTCTTTTAATCTTAGCAGCTATTGAATCATCAGTAGCTTTTACCATATACTTAACTTTATCAATATTAGAAAGTTCAGTTAAGTTCTTACTTACTTCATTCCATAATTCATCATAACTTTTAACTCGTTTCCACATCATCTCTTAAATAACGCGAGTTTTTTCGTGCCCTACTCTAATCCGAGGATCGCACCATATTGGTATCCCAGCTTCAATGGCATCAAGACAAAAACTAACATCCTCTCCACACATATCTTGTACAGCACCAGATTCAAATACTTGCATCTTAGGAGCAAACCATGGATACTTCATTTCAGGATGTTCAAATACTCCATTCTTAATCATTACCCACCCAAATCCAGTGTAATCTACCGTGAATGGTTTCTTACGCTTACTAATACTATCAACGGTTTCATGATTCATTACTCCACCATTCTTGCGGAAATCATCTTCCTCTAACCAATGTGCGACAGATGTTGTGACTCCATCTTCAGTGGCATACCATCCAGCAGTAATGCCTCTCTCCTCTTGCTCATTACCATCGGCATCTGGACCAGGTACTGATAAATCACATAATTGCCAAAACTTGTTCACATCAAAGACAATATCCGAATCAATCCATAACTGATAATCATATGTTAACTTACCATCCCACGGTATTTGATCTGGTCCTCTTAATACATTAGCACCTAAACACTTACAACGTGCAAAGTTTACCATACTACTATAATCTTGACTGATCTGTATACTCATACTATTCTGTACAAGATCAAAACATAACTGTACAAAATTCTTTAAAAATGTATAAGATACTCCTCTTCCTGGTAAGCAAAATACAATTGCCTTACCTTTCATTCTTTCCTTAATTGCAGCAATATCCCACTCCTCTTCCTTCTTTACTTTTGGTGGGTTTGCTTTAACTGTAAATCCTTTAGGTGCCATAATTGTTTTCAAAACCTCAATTCAATTATATCAGTTTATTTAGAATAAGTCAATATCGCTATGCTCCGTCTTCGACATATTCAGTGTGGGTTATACCGTACTAACAAATATGAACAATAACATATAGAAAGTACCGCACATAAACTGAGACCTGTTGCCGCATTCATAATCATTGTATAAAACCTCATAGGTGCTGTAAATTTTTACCAGAATTTTAATGACCAAATAATATTATCATTACTAATCGTCCTACTAATAACCATATAGGAAACATTATAATGCGTCCAAATGTCCATCTTCTTTTACTGCTCGACATAATAGTTTAAATCCTGGGAGATGGTGGGAATTTTTTTGGGGGTTTTTTTATATAGCTCGCTTTTTGAGTCTGTTGTAGGTTTGGAAGCTTGGTTTTTATAAACACGCCGCCGCGGCCCCATCACAAACCGGACACAAAACACTGCCTATTTCACGCATTGCTCTTGACGATTGTGCTATATTCGTGTATAATAAAGAGGAGGCACTCTGAGTACCTCCTAGTGGTTATAAGTTTATATCTTAGTTAACTGTCTCCTGTACATTTACATCGGCAACGATAACATCAAGGATCTGCAATAGTTCTGCGCCAGTGTTACCTTGTGAGAGAAGACCTAGTGCAATTTCGCGTGTCATAATAAAGTGTTAGTTAGTAGTGAACGATTAGAAGTTTAGAGTCTTACTAAGGACTGTTAAATTAACGTATTAAAGTTCTTCAATCATTTCATTTAATTCAGCAATGTCTAACTCCGGACTATCATACTTTGCCCCGTCTGGTGTTGCACTAGAGGCGAAACCCATGCGCTCTACGAAGTTGGGATAGGAATAACATTTACGTGCTTCTCTATAAAAACCTTCATCATTTTCTATCCATAAAGCAACGTTCCAGGTCTCCCAATTTGCCCATCCGTTGTAAGTTTG